AAGAGTCTTAATCCAGATGGAAAGAAAATGTTCAATCCTGCGGATAAAATGACACTGATGAATGAAGTAGATCCAGCGGTGCTTCTGCGTATTGCTACTGAATTGAATGCTACAACTTCAGACTATGAGGCTGTCGCAAAAAACTAAAAGAGGACACTGAACTTCAACTGTTATGTAAAATAGCAGAAACAGTTGGTAAAAGTTTAGAAGAGGTTGCTCAATTCAGTGTCCTGGAAATACAAATGTGGAGTGCTTGGTTTAAACTAAAGCACGACGAAACGAAGAGGAGTATGGAAAGTGGCAACACAAACAATAGAAATCCGCGTTCTAGATAAGACGGCGACGGCTTTAACGGGGATTAGCAAAAGACTACAAGGCTTGAATTCAGGCTTGTTAGGTATAAACCGTGTTGCGGCATTGGCAACAGGTGCCCTAGCAGGTATAGGTGGCGGCAATATTATTAGAAATATTGTTCAAACTACCTCACGCTTTCAGGATCTGCGTATTGCCCTAAACAGTGTAACAGGATCAGCACAGGCTGGTGGTGAAGCACTAGGGTTTATTAAGGATTTTGCTGAAACATCTATTTTTGAAGTTGACACACTAACAAAAAGTTTCATACAATTAAAAGCATCAGGTATAGAACCTACCAGAGATTTGTTGACAACATTCCAAGACGTTGCCGCAGTTACAACAGATAGGGTAGGATCATTACAAGCACTGACGGACTTGTTTTCAAGAACAGTTGGTGGTGGTTTGGGTCTTATTGAACTAGAAAGACTTGCTACACGTGGTGTTGACGTTTTTGGTATCCTAGAAGAGCAACTTGGTAAAACACGTTTAGAAATATCTGATTTTGGTAAAACGGCTGATGGTGCTAGACAAATTAGAGACGCACTTGTCAAAGGTCTAAACCAAAGATTTGGTGGTGCCGCGGCGGCATCCATGAATTCACTATCAGGTGTTTTCTCAAACTTTCAAGATGCTGTAATGAACACAATGGATACCATAGGATCACAGGGTCTTATACAGGTACTCACAGATGTCACAAAATCAGTATCTGAATTTATTAGTGAAAACCAAGAACTAGCAGTAGAAATAGGACAAAAACTAACCAAGGCGGCTCTGTTTGCCGTTGATGCTTTCCATCTAGTAAGAGCAAACATAGGGTTCCTAGGCAAGGCGTTTATTGCGTTCTTTGCCTTAAAGATTGGACTAGCAGTTGGTGCCATGGCAACAGCCTTTGGTGCTACACTGGTAAGAGGTTTAGTTTTAGCCACAAGGGCAGTTAAGGCGCTGGCACTTGCCGCGGCGGCTAACCCAATTATTGCGGCTGGACTTGCTATTGCGGCGGGTGTTGAATATCTAACTGGAGCATTTTCAAAACTAGCAGAAAAAATGAACATAGGTGGTGTTGCTGATGATGCCTTGGACGCACTAGAAAATGGTTTCACATCAGTAGCAGAAACAATTGGTCTAAACACAGAAGCCATTACAGAATTTGGTAATCAAATGGACACGCTTGATGAAAGAGCGGAGGCGGCTGGTAACAGATACAAAGAACAATTAGAAACACACAATCAAACCAATGAAGTTCTAACAGAACAAGAGCGTGAACAGGAAAGAATCAATAGAGCACTAGAAAGACGTGCCACTTCACTAGGCAAGTATCTAGATGACATGAATAGAGAATTAGAAATTCTAGGTATGAGTGAAGACCAACGTGAATACATGAATGAATTGGATAGACGTAGAAATGAACTAGCCAAAGCATTGAAAGTAAGCGTTGAAGAATTAACAGAAGCAGAATTAAAACAGTTAGAAATCAAAACACAACAGATTCTAGCACAGGAAAAATTAAACAAACAGATTGCTGACGCCAAAGCCGCACTGCCTAGCATAGCAGAAGCAGTGGGTGGTGATGTATTTGCGGGCAATGACATTGTGGTTCAAGCAGAACAAGAAAGACAAAAACAATTAGAAATATTAAGAGATCAAGGTATCATATCACAAGAACAGTATAACAAGGCTGTGGCTAAACTAGATGCTGACTTGGCAAGACAAAGACAAGACGCAATGAGCCAACAGGTTAAAGATACACTTGAACTTATGAAAGCAGGCAAGGCACAAGAAGCAGACCTAGAAGCATTAAGTGGTAAACAAAAAGTTCAACTGTTAGGATCAATTGGTAAAGATGTTCTTAACACACTAGGACAATCAAATGAAAAAGCATTCCGCCTAGCCAAAGCCATAGCAATAGCAGAAGCCATTGTAAACGTAGCAAGAGGTATTTCAGCGGCGTTGGCATTACCATTCCCATTCAACTTGGGTGCGGCGGCATTGGTTGCGGCACAAGGTTACGCACAAATCAACGCTATCAAGGCACAGAAATACACAGGACCAAGAGCAAGAGGTGGTAATGTTGAAGAAAGCGGCAGTTACCTAGTTGGTGAACGTGGACCTGAATTGTTTGTTCCTAATCAACGTGGTACTATTATCAGTTCAGAAAGTATGCGTAACATGGGTAGACAATCAGGTGGTGATGCTCCTGTAACTGTAAACTTCAACATATCAACAGTGGATGCCACAGGTGTTGATGACTTGTTGATCAACAGAAGAGGAACAATAGTAGGTATTATTAACCAAGCAATGAACAAACGTGGCAAGGTAGGAGTAACAGGATAATGGCGTATATAGGAAACTTTCCAACATCAACAGGATTTACAACAGCGAATTTCAAAACAACTAACCTTACCAAAAGAACTGAAACAGCAAGTGGTAGAATAATCCGTGGCACAAACGCCACAACACTGTTTCAATGTACACTTCAATTTCCAAGTGTTAGTTTAGCAGAATGGAAACCAGTTCAGGCATTTATAGCACAGTGCCAAGGCAGTCTTAATGAGTTTGATGTTGTGTTGCCAACAATCAGCACATCAACAACAGACTATCCAAGTGCCACTATAAGTGTAGGAACCACAACAGCGGCTGGTAGCACAACAGTAGATATAGATACTAATGTAATCAGCGCCACAGCACTAAAGGCAGGTGACGTTGTAAGATTTAGTGGACACACAAAGGTTTATATGGTTACATCAGACATCAATACAGATGGCACAGGTGGAGCAACACTTAACATTCAACCAGCACTAACAACTGGTGTTACAAGTGGTGATACGGTTACATTTAACAATGTGCCATTTAGGGTTATACTTTCAAATGACGTTCAAGAGTTTGATTATAGAACAGATGGTTTGGTTGATTATGAATTAGATGTACAAGAGGTGTTATAATGTCAAGAGGACTAGAGACAGCAACAAATACCTACCTAGCAGGCAACAGTTTATTAAGCAGTCTCTTGATTGAAATTGGCATCAACGGTGGCACAAATAAATTTTACACAGACGCACCTTTTGATATTGATTATAGTGGCGACACTTATATAGCACAGGGTAATTTTTTAGGTATAAGTGAAGCAAGTGAAGTCAGTGAACTACAAATTACAAATATTAATCTACAGATTTCAGCATTGGACTTAACCAATGTTCAGACGTTTGCTGTATCAAGTCAAATCAATCAACCTGTAACAATTTATAGAGCATTTTTAGATCCTACAGACAACAGCCTAATCAATTATCCTATTATGATTTTTAAAGGACGCATTGGTGGTTATAGGGTAGAAGATGCTAGAGAAACAGCAACAATTACCTATGAGGTTGTGAGTCAATTTGCTAACTTTGACAAAAAGGTAGGACGCAGAACTAACCTAGGCAATTTTCAACAGGAGTTTCCACAGGACTTTGGCATGGAATACAGCCATGAAACTCTACAAGACATGAAGTGGGGCAAGAAATAATGATAAGAGAATTAGAACCTAGAGAACTTGATGATTGGTTGATGTTGTGTAGACGTCAGGCTGAAGAAGCAGGCGTTGGTAGCCATGATGCTATTGATGACAATGTAGCAAGAGAACAGATGCGTAATTGTTTAATATCACCTGACTACAAGGTATTTGTAGTTGATGAAGCACAACAAATTGTTGGTTACTGTATTGTTGCCGCACAAGAAAAATTATGGAATAAAACACTGTATGGTGAAATTATGATGTTTTATATTGACAAAGACGTAAGAAACGCATGGGTGGCAAAAGATCTATATGATCATGCTTGCCGTTGGTTGCGTTCAATTGGAGCATTGTATGTTCAAGCGAGTTGTATGTTATATGATGAAGAATATCAACCAGTTGAAACATACACAGAAAGAAGCAGAACATTTTTTAAGAAACAACAGATGGCTGAAGTAGGCTATCACTTTGTAAAATCGTTGGAGGACGCATAATGGGTGGCGTAACCAAAACTATTACCAAAGCATTTAAGAGTATCGTTAAGGTATTCACTGGTGTTATCAACAGTGTTATAGGCTTTGTTGGTGATATATTTGGTTTTGTTCTAGCACCTTTTGGAGCGTTTGACACACCTGATGTTCCTAATCCAGAACAAGAAGCACAAGGTGTAAAGGTTACAAAACAAGGAACCAATGTAGCAATACCAATCATATATGGTTATAGAAGAACAGGTGGTGCTGTTATCTACGCTGAAACAGATGGTGCTTCAAACAAATATCTATACATTGTTTACGCAATCTGTGAGGGTGAAATTGAAGGTATAAAAAATGTAAGGGTCAATGATGTTGATTTACCACCACCTAGCAACAAGTTTGCCTTTAACAGTGTAGTTCAAGTAAACGCAGGTAGATTCAAAGACAGAATTCAAATGGAGTTCTTTAGTGGCACAGACAATCAAAGCCAAAGCACATTAGCAAATCAAACACCTACATGGAAAACTAAACAACGCACATTGCCAGGTTTGGCGTATGCTGTTATGCGTTATGAATGGAAAGAAATTAAAACACAAGAAGACTCTGACAACAATCCATTCAGTGGAGGTATTCCCAAAGTTGAATTTGATGTGCTAGGCAAAAAAGTTTATGATGTAAGAACACACAGTGGTGGTTTAACATTGGCAAATGATTATGCCAACTTGACAAAATCCTACAGTTTCAATCCTGCCAACTGCCTACTAGATTACATGATGAATCCACGTTATGGTGCTGGATTTAAGAAAGAAGAAATTAACGCAGACAGTTTTAAGGTAGCGGCTAACAAGTATGAACAGACTGTAAATTACAGCAACAGCCAATCAGGTAGAGCATTGACACTTCATGCTGTTTTAGATAGTAGAAGCAAGGTATTAAACAATACCAAAACACTGCTAGGTGGTTGTAGAGGTATCATGCCTTTTGTTCAAGGACGTTACAAATTAAAAGTAGAAGATGGTGGTAACGCAACAGATATTACAAGCACCACAATTGACATTGCTTATGATGTAGACAAGGATAACGTAATAGGCGGTATAACACTGTCAGGTGAAACAAAAGGCACAAAATACAATCAGGTTCTTGTCAATTATATTGATCCTGATCTACAGTTTTCAAGCCAACAGGTAGTGTTCAATAGAAGTGGAGATCAAGTAGCAGACGAAGACGAAGTGCTGTCAGGTGAATTTACATTTAACACACTCTGTAACAAAGCAGTAGCACGTGACCTAGCACAAATGATATATGACAAGAGTCGTAGTCAACGCCAAATAAAATTCAAGGCAACACAAGAACTATTGGATGTAGAAGTTGGTGATATTATTCGTGTAACGGATACCATACTAGATCTTAACCTAGATACATTCCGTGTTGTTGGTATGAAACTTAACAATGACGCAACAATAGATATAGAAGCAATTGAACATGATGCTACGCTTTATCCATTTACAACAGGTGAACAGGTAGAAATAC